TTTTTTTTTTCAAGCAGAAGACGGCATACGAGATCCTCTCTGGTCTCGTGGGCTCGGAGATGTGTATAAGAGACAGGAGTAAAGGAGGTGATAAGAAAAGATGGGAGAATAGGAAGAAATGAACTGGCCTGAATCTTTTATAGGGAAAGTAATCTGTGGAGATAGCCTATCAGTGATGAAGGAGATGCCTGATGAAGTTATTGACATGGTAATAACTTCCCCACCTTATTGGGGATTGAGAGACTATGGCAACGAGCAGATATTTGGAGGAGATAAGGATTGTGAGCATGAGTGGTTAGGCAAAAGTTGGAAAAATCAAAATGCTTCTGGAGGATGGCAGGGGGGCGCTCAAGGTGGTCTCCCCTCTGAAGGCCAAAAAGTAGCTAATTATAAAGATAGAAAAATTTATTATCAATCTTGCCTTAAATGCCAAGCCTGGAAAGGTCAGCTCGGACTCGAACCGACCCCTGAATTTTATATCGAGCATCTAACCGAGATATTCAATGAGGTCAAGCGAGTACTGAAAAAGGAAGGGACACTATGGATTGTGATTGGGGATACTTATTTTGGCTCTGGTTGCGGAACAAATGATTATCGGACTCCGGCCAGCATAAGTATTTCAAGGCCCATGCTTTACGATGGACCGCGTCCTCAAAATATAAAAAAGCATTCTTATTTGAAGCCAAAATCTTTGTGCATGATCCCAGAACGCCTTGCTTGGTCTCTAATCCAGAATGGATGGATATTGAGAAACAAGAATATCTGGCACAAAAGGAATTCTATGCCATCGAGTGTTACTGATAGGTTTAGTAATCGTTGGGAGTACATATTTTTATTCAGCAAAAGCCAGAGATATTTTTTTGATCTTAATGCGGTTTCTGTTCCTTCGAGGACTACAGATAGCGCATCTTTTTGCAGTCCCACTTTGACTCCAGAAGCCAATGCCACAATTTTTACAGATAATGGTTCTTTTAACGGAGGGTGCTTTTTGGATTTTAGTAAGTCTAAGGTATCCATCAGTAATTCTATGACACTGGACACAATGGGTTATAAGATTTTCCAACTGATTGGCTTTCAAATAAGAATTGAAATTCCTGAAAGGTATTTTATGGTGGACATGAAGAATCACCTTGCTTTTCCTCCCACATCTTTGGCAAGTAAATTTATCACGCTCAAGAGCAAGTTTCCTTTGAGTTCGCCAGTTGCATCCCTTATATCCGATTTGACCACCACGCCATGTATGGCTATTCTTGCCAGTTCTATTGATGCTCATATATCTACCCATGCACTTCATGGAGCAGAAATTGTGGGGGCGGACATGGCTTTTATATCTGGTAAGTTTTTTATTGCAAAAATCACATTTAATAATAACGATTTGCAATTTACCCTTTTTGTTTGGGCTACCTTTTTTTCTTCCCATAATGGTTCCTTACAAGCTAATGATAACATAAATATAAACAAAGGTCAATCGGGCAAAAATCCAGGTGATGTATTTGAGATAAACACGCAACCATTCCCCGAAGCTCATTTTGCCGTGTTCCCTGAGAAGTTGTGCGAAAAACCTATTCGTGCCGGTTGCCCTGAAAAGATTTGTCCTAAATGTGGAAAGGGTAGTTGAATAAAAATGCCTAAGATTTACAAGAGAGTCTGTAACTATTGTGAGATTTATTACGAAGGGAGGGGAGAATTTTATTGTTCTAATTCTTGTGCAGCCAAAATTGAAAATAAATTAAGAGCTTCTAAAATTAGCGTTTCCATGAAAGGTAGGCAGAATCGCTTGGGAACAACGCATACAAAAGAATGGAAGGTTAATGCAAGTGCCAGATTGAAACAAAATAATCCTTCATTTAACATGGCCATAAAAGAAAAAATTAGCAAGAGCTTATTATCTTACTGGGATGAAATTGGGCGAAAGGCCAAGAGGTATCATCATGCAAGAAACACAAAATATAAGGAATGGCGGGACACAGTTTTTAAAAGAGATGATTATACTTGTCGGGATTGTGGGAAAAAAGGCGAGTATTTAGAGGCTCATCACATAAAGTCATGGTCTAAATATCCACAATTAAGATATGACATAACGAATGGCCTAACGCTATGTAAGAAATGTCATAAAAGGACGGATAATTATGGAAATAAAAAAGAAAGACAAATGTCCGCATTGTGGGCATGAAGGTAATTTTGAAGGCGGTATAGTCCTCGATCCCTTTGCCGGTGCTGGGACAGCCTTGTATGTAGCCAAAGAAATGAGGCGAAGGTATATCGGCATTGATATTAAGCGGGAATATTGCGATATGTGTGAGAAGAGATTGGCACAGGGGGTTTTGTAAAAATAAATCAAGTAAATCCTTGACATAACATTTCCAATACCCTATTTATTCTTAATAGGGCAATGTCTTTTATACCAAAAAGTCCCCTCCAATTATATCGTGCTCGACGCCGAGCCGTAATATACCTTCAAAAATGGATTGGTCATTTTTATTTATGGGCTGGCGATGATCCGAGTGGATTCGATTGCTCAGGTCTAATCGTCGAAGTCCTCAAATCAGTCGGCCTCATAAGACCAAATATAGATATGACCGCTAACAATCTTTATTTTTGGTTTAAGGAAGAGTTTCCTGCTATACCAAAAGCTGGGAATCTCGTCTTTTGGTTCAACGGCAACAAAGCGATTCATGTCGAGATGATGGTTGACAAAGAGCATATGGTTGGAGCATCCGGTGGAGGATCTAAAACAAAGACAATCTCCGATGCCATTAAACACAATGCTTTTGTTAAGATGAGGCCTTTAAATTATAGAGGATTAGATTATAAAATTTGTGATCCCTTTAAAGTAAAAGGAGATTAATGATGGCTAAGAAATTAAAACCCGAAAGAATGGACTACGTAGAGAAAGGGGCTGCTTTTGGCAAATTAAAGTTTGACCTTCATACTGCCGTTGCCTGGATTATCTGGGCAGCCCTGCTTACCTATGCTTACCTGCATCCGAATCCTCAGTTTCCTTCGTACGCAGTCTGGTTGACCACCGGTACATTAGGCTATAGTGGTAAACGCTTAATTCAGAAGAGAAAGGAATTTAATGGAAGTTAATCCTTTGACAGTTGTGGCTGTTGTAGGCGTAGGTTCTCTATTTATTGAAAGAATATTTTTTTATAGAGCATATTACAAAAGGAAAAATAATAATCCCTATAACCCCAGCCCTCCAGTTGATTATCATAAGCATGGTGAAAGGATAGCAACGTTAGAAGAGGCTGTAGATAATGTGGAGAAAAACAATGACAAAGATCATACTCTTATACGAGACGATATTCAAAAGCTAACCAATCTCTTTAACAGGAAAGTATTTGGTGTATTGAATGGCATGAGGAAATAATGCTAACAGGGAAAATGATGAATACTAGAGGGTTAGGTAAGTCGAGTTCATCGCTTAGGTGCTGTCTCAGGAGGTTGTTTTCTTGGGGAAGCTGAAAAAACGATCAACACGAGCGATTCTGTCAAGAGTATCTTTTTGACTTGGCGGGCAGGAAGCACTGAGATGGAGAGGTTGTCCAATAGCACTGTAAGAGTGGCGATGAAAAAATTATATGCCCTGAAGGAATTAGGGGAACATATCGGAATGTATGGGAAGATGAGAAGAATAAAAGTTGAGCTTGATTCAGAAGAAGTGATGATTACTTTTATAAATTATTTAAGGAATGACATTTCGGTAATAAGGAAATATGCGCTTGCCCTGTTGCTTGATTATTATCTTCCGGAATGGAGAAAACTAGTTGGGGCAAAACTACTAGGCCCTATTGTAGAGAGAGACTCAAGAACGGTACAACTTTGGAGGAAAGAAGTAATTGAAAAAGATGGAGGAAAATGTGTAGATTGCGGAAGCAAAGAAAATCTTGAAGCACATCATGTAATTCCTTGGGCTGAAGCACCTGAATTAAGGACTGATCCAGAAAATGGGTTGACTCAATGTGTAAACTGTCATTCTAAAAATCACAAAAGATTAAAAAATTTTATTGTTTTGAGGCGAAGGTTAAAGTGAAAAGGGACATTTTAACAAAGCCTCAAAGAGCTTTTGTTGATGAATATTTGAAAAGCCCAAATTTAAATGCTACAGAATGTGTAAGAAGAGCAGGTTATAAAACTAAATATCCAGATAAGATAGCGTCACAGTTACTAGGGAATACTAGAGTTTTGAACGAAATAGAAAAAGACAGGGCTAAAAGAGAAGAGAGAACTAATATAACAAAAGACATGGTATTGAAAGAACTTTCTCTTTTGATGAAGTCTGACCTAAGAAATTATATAGATATAGACCCTAATACAGGAGCGATTCGGGCAAAAGGCTTTGATGAAATGCCAAAAGGTGCAAGCCGAGCATTAAAAAGCATCAGAGAAGATCGAGTTATAAAAGAGGATGCTGATGGTAGAAAGACGACTGTTTATGATAAAGTCAAATTTGATCTTTATGACAAAGTCCGAGTGATTGAGATACTGGCCAAGCACCTTGGCATGTTGGTGGAGCGGCATGAGATGATGGGCGATGGTGGGGGACCAATAAAGATAGAATACATTTTGGTTAAGCAAAAGAAGCAGAAGGAGGGCAGTGATGGGAAAGGGGATGGAAAATGACAAAGGATGAAAAAGCACTACTAAAAGAAATAAAAACAAGGGCTATTTTAGATGAGTTTATAATGGCAGCGTTGAAAGAGGAAGCCTTAAAGCTGGACATGGAATTTATGGATATGGGAAAACCTCAGTTACCAACAATAACGCCAGAAATGCCTATAATATTAGTAGAGTGCGAGTGTTGTGGAAAATTGGTAAGAGTTCCACGTTCTGTACCAGAATATAAAGCACCAGATTTAAAGAAAACAATATGCCCATTTTGTAGTAAACCAATACAGCTAAACATATTACTGCCAGGAATGGTACAATAATGGAAGTACAGCAGTACACGCAAACACGTCAAGTTAAAGTCACTATCGTATTTGACCAGAATGCGCGGGCCACGGAATCCACGGTTGTTAATATCGGCGGTGCCCGTAGTTCAAAAAGCCACAGTATCGCACAGCTTATGATTAAGAAGTTTAACGAGGAGAAGAATAAAAACTTACTTACTACACGTAAAACGCTACCGGCGCTACGCACTACGGCGTATAGAGTGGCAGTAGATTTAATGAAAGAATATGGCAGCTATTATTATTTCAACCACAACAAAAGCGAGCGCACCATTTACAACCCGTACAAAAATAACTGGTGGTTGTTTACCAGTATCGATGATCCGGAGAAGATAAAGAGCACTGAGTTTAATTACGTACACATGGAGGAGGCAAACGAGTTTAGCTACGATGATTACATGATATTAAAGCTGCGGATGAGTGGCAAAGAAGAACGAGGGGAGCGTAACCAAATGTACCTCTCGCTCAATCCAACGCAGAAGCATGGTTGGGTGAACAAGGAGCTGCTAACACAAAAGGGCATTAAAGTTATACACAGCACGTACAAGGATGCGATCGAGTTCCTCCCCAAATCGTATGTAGCAATGCTGGAGCGGCTTGAGGCGGAGGACCCAACATATTGGCATATATATGGCCTTGGTCTTTTTGCTGAGATTAAAGGCATAATCCATCGGCTGCAAATAATACCGGCATTACCTGCCGATCCCGTAGAGACTATTTACGGCTTGGATTTCGGGTTCGTAAATCCCAACGCGCTGTTGCAGATAGACATCGATATGGAAAACAAAGCACTCTACCTAACCGAGCTGCTTTACCAGACTGGCATGACCAACGCACAGTTAAAGGAAAGGCTGAAAAAGATTATACCTGAAGAGCATCGAGGGCGGGAGATCTATGCCGATAGTGCAGAGCCGGCACGCATTGAGGAGATATACCATGAGGGATTTAACATACATAAAAGCGATAAGTCTGTTGCCGACGGGATTGACTGTGTTAATCGTTTTACGCTCTACTCTACCAGCGAATCTCCCAATGCGAACAGCGAGATAGAAGGCTATAAGCGGAAGGTAGACCGGACAGGCAAGGTATTGGAAGAGCCGGTGAAATTCAACGATCATTTCCCAAATGCGTTAAGGTATCCGGTTTATACACACCTGAGGGATCGGCTGATGGCGCTGTATCCAGCCTGGACGGTACACTCTGGCCAGGATAAGAAAAAACCCAATGAGGGAGAAGCCATAAGCGTCCCTATAAGCGACGAACAGCAGGCACCTGACCCGATAGCACTGGCTACTACCAGGGGGGCTAAGGATGATAGAGAGAAAAACGTAGAGCAGGATGAATCGGGTGGTGGCGCCACTCCTTTAGGCAAAGCACCTCAAGGAAATAGAAAGCCAGAGCCAAGAAGGGTAGTCCGGGAGGACGAGGATTGGGCGGTTTAATGAATCTTAAAGGTGATTGCATCGAGGTTATGAAAGCGATTAAGCCGAACTCTGTGGATGCGATAGTGACGGATCCGCCCTACCAACTTCATTTTATGGGGCGTTCTTGGGATAAGGCTGATGTTGTTAAAGACCATCGATTTTGTGCTTGGTTAGCTGGCTTTGCTGATGGGGAAGGTAACTTTGATATTCACCGACAAGTCAGGAATGGAAAGGAATATTACTATTGTCGATTTGAAATAACGCTAAGGGAAGATGATAGCTCAATTCTGGAATTAATAAAGAAGCGAATTGGGGGAAAAGTCTATTATCACTCTAATAAATGTCGATTAGAATTCGTTGCAAAGAGTGAATATATGCAACTAACAAGCATATTTGAACAATTTCCCCTACAGGCAAAAAAGAAGAGGGATTTTAATATATGGAAAGAAGCCCTGAAAATATCTGTGGATAATCATGGTACAAGTAGACCTGAATTAATGAAACCTTATTGGATGAAGTTGCGAGCATTAAGGGAAAACAAGGGGATAGATGAACTAAAGAAGGATTTTGATTATGGTGGTGATTTCCATTATAGGTGGCTTATGGAGGCTTATCGAGCATTGAAACCCGGTGGGTCTTTATTGGCTATGGGGGGTAGCCGAACTAGCCATAGGCTTGCTTGTGCTATAGAAGATGTTGGCTTTGTTATTAAAGACACAATTATGTATTTATATGGAAGTGGATTCCCGAAGGCACAGGATTTGGGGAAGATGATTGATAAAAGGATGGGGAAGGAAAGAGAAATATTGGGAGTAAAGGTAAGACCAAATGGGACAACTCGCCCCAATGCTCATAAGTGGTCACATGCAGGAATGAATGAAGGATGGCAACGACCTTGGAGAGAAAACGAGGAAATTAAAAAATATAATAATTCAATTACAACCCCCGCAACCGAACTCGCTAAACACTGGGATGGCTTCAAGGTGGGGGGGATTAAACCAGCGTATGAAAGTATTATATGGGCTGTTCGTCCACCAGAGGGAAGCTATGTCGACAATGTGCTGAAGTGGGGAGTCGGGGCGGTCAATGTTGATGAGTGTAGGGTTGGGTATCAGAATGAGGAAATAGATTTTAATAGAAAGCAAAAAGGACATACGCTATATGCTAGTTCAGGGATTAAGGAGGCTTATAGGCCTGTTTATGAAACAGATAAATACAAAAAAGCCAATATAGATTTATTTAAGAAGGAAGGTCGGTTCCCTGCCAACGTAATCTTGAGCCATCATCCCGAGTGTGTACAGGTGGGGATGAAGGATGTAAAAGGAAATCAGCGACCAAATTTTGACGGGACTGTGCATCCTGCAAAGGGGAATATTTATGGTAAATACAAAACCAAGTCATATCATCTTGTAGCGTGTAACTCTTATGGCCTCGAAACAGTCGAATCTTGGGACTGCCATCCTGACTGCCCGATAAGATTGCTGGATGAGCAGAGTGGGGTGTTGAGGGGTAGTCATGGGACAACGGGAACTGGCAAGGGTCATTCTTCAGGTAATATATATCCTAAAAATTTAGGGGGTAAAGTGGGAGCTAATTATCCAGACACCAATTCAGGTGGGGCTTCCCGATTCTTCTATTGTGCCAAGGCGAGCAGGGGGGAGAGGAATGCTGGGCTGGAGGGGATGGAGGAGAAGGAAGGTCAGGCTTATAGAAGTATAAGAAAAAATAGAGGCAAGGGGTATCCAGAAAGCACTAGAATTTCTAACAACCACCCAACAGTCAAGCCCATTAAGTTATTTGAATATCTGATTAAGCTGGTAACCAGAGAAGGGCAGATAGTCCTAGACCCGTTTATCGGCTCTGGTACGACAGCTATAGCGGCTCACAACACAGGCCGTAAATGTATAGGCATTGAGAAGGAAGGGGAGTATTTAGAGATAACCAAGAGGCGGATAGCATACTGGCAAAACCAGCCCAAACAAAACAGCCTCAATTTAGGAGAATAATATGGCAGAAGATAAGCGGGAAAAAATAAAAGTAAAACAGGACGGAGCGGCGGATAATTATGATGAAAATGAAAATTGGGGGCAGGGCGGTGTCTTTGTCCTAACTGATAAGGGACTGTTCCCTGTTTCGGTGCTAAAAGCCGCAGAGCGGAAGAAGGCAAAAACCACAAGCAAACAGTTGAAAGAGGAGACGGCGTTCCTCAGCCAAAACGATTTAGTGCCATACCCGTTCGAGGCCAGTAGCCTGCTCGAATTAAAGGACAATTGCGCGTATTTCGACCGGTGCGTCAAGCAGATAGCCAAGGATGTGATTGGCCAGGGCTGGCGATTGGAACTCAGGGAGGGGAAGAAAGAATCACCGAAGGAGAAGGAGCGAATCCTGTATTTCATAGAGAACTGTGGGGGCGATCGGGATGAGACATTCGAAGAGACGCTGGAACGGGGGGTAATCGACTGGGGCTACATCGGTTGGTGGGGCTGGGAAGTGAGTAGGGATGATAAGGATCTGGTCAACGGCCTGTGGCATGTGCCGGCCCAGACGTTCTATGTCCATACATCGCATGAAAAGTACTGCCAAAAACGCGGCCAGGAAGAAGCCTGGTTTAAGCGCTTTGGACTAGAAGAAGAGATAACCTTAAAAGAGGGGAAACCGGTAAACGAGGAAGGGCTCAAAGAGATGAAGGACATGGAAGAAAAGGAAAGGCCGGTGCTGGCTAATGAGCTTATTTATTATAAAAACTACTACCCACAGAGCGAATACTATGGAGCCCCGAACATTCTGCCCTCCATAGGGGCGGTAATGGGGCTGATAGGGGTCCGGGATTATAACCTAGCATTTTTTGAAAACTACGGAATCCCGGCGGCACTCATTGTATTAAAGGGCCGGTGGGACAAGGATACAGCAAAGCAGATCTCCGACTTCATCGACGTCGAATTGAAAGGATCGGAGCAGTCGCACAAGACGTTTTGCATACACCCGCCGAAGGACGGTGAGTTCGAATACATAAAACTGGGCATCGAGATAAAGGAAGGCTCGTTTAAGCTGTACCAGAGGAGCTTGCGCGATGAGATACTGCTTGATTACTCAATGCCCCCGTACCGCATAGGCGTGGCGGAGATAGGGGCACTCGGTGGCAACTTCGCTGATCGGGCATCCCAGATTTATGCCCAGTCTGTAATAATGCCGCTTGAGGAGACGGTGGAGCGGATAGTGACAAAGAAGCTATTCCAACAGGGCTTAAAAGTGGAAAACTACAAGTTCCAACTGAATGAGCTAAACCTTGAGGACCTTGATGCCGAGGCCGCGCGGGATAACATATACTTCGGCCTCGGAGCACTGACATCGAACCAGATACTTAAACAGAAAGGCAAAGAGCCGTATGCGGAGGGCAACCAGTATTTCGTAAGCTCGACCTTCCTGCCCGTGGGCGAGGAACCTATGGAGAAGAAAGCAGCTGTAATCGAAGCTGTGAAAATGATTATAAAGGGTCAACCAAAGTTGGCCATTGAAATAATGAAAATCGCCAAGAAAGAGGCGAAGAAATGAGAGGGCAATCCTTGTTTGGGTTGATGGCATTGGTGGCGTCGCTTCCTAAAGGCGACATGCCCGTAAAGGTGCCGTCCCACAAAATAGAGACGAAGAAAGAGAAAGAACAATTATCGAAACAGGCAATCCAGAAATTGAGAGGTAAAAAGGCCCGAAAGAATCGAGGCAAAAAAAGACAATGAAACTAAAACTAAAAATGAGCCTGAAGTATTTGCGGATTCTGTACGCAAATGAATGCAAGCACCAACATAAATACATGAAGCCGACGGACCCGCAGGCGTGGAACCCGGATGATTGTACGGATTGCGTCCTGGCTAAAATGCCCTGGAGACCGAAGCTCGGGGCACCGCAAGATTTGTGCCATTTAATATGGCGCCAGAAAATATTAGATAAAAAAAGGAGGTAACTAAAATGGGAAAATTACCATCAATCGTAAACATCATTGAACAACTACGAAGACACAAAAGGAAGGAGGCGTACAACACGGCGCAGCTTGTGGTACAGCTTAACGCATTCGGTGGGAATTGGAACGCCACACATGTTGACGATCTGCTCGACGGCCGGACGATGCCGTCGGGAAACGAGGCTATGTTCCTGCGGCGCTACCTGCTCAACAAATTCTACGACTATAACAACAGCTAATGCACGAAGTATACACTTGCATATGCGGAGGCCAAAGGTGGAAAATCCTCGGGGGCGTGATTGAATGCGATAAGTGTGGAAAAGAGTATATATTAATGTGGGACGTTGGGATAGATGGTCAGATGGAGAGCCCCAAAGATTTTAACGAGCGGGTAAAGCAGGAGGAGCACGGTGGACTCGTTGCCGAGCCAGAGCCACCGTTTACAAAAAAATTGATAGACGATAAGGAGGAATGAATGAAATACTTTTTATGGAGA